ACTTCTCTGGATTCAGCCGACTTGGGCTTAACGTCAATGTAGACGTTGGGAGCGGTAGCTACTGGTCAGAGATTGCATCACAAACCACGCTTGATAATCTGCTCACGGCTGAACGTATCGACTTCATGCAGTTCTTGGAGCGTACACCGGAAGGGTACATTCCGAATAAGGAAGGGCTGATACAGGAACTCAAGGATAAGCAGGAAGAACAGGAACAGATGGCGATGATGCAACAGCAGATGCTACCACCGGAGATGCCGATGGAACAGCCGATGCCGGAAATGATGCTATAGTGTGCAAATAATTGCACAGTGCAAAATATTTTGCTATAATTAGAGTGAGTTAATCGCCTACCAGAGCGAAGGGAGATATAACATGAACGAAGATCAAGACTTTTTACTGCCGGATGACTACACCGAGGAGCCGACAGAAGAAAATACTGTAGAAGAAACCGAGCAGGAGACCACCGAAACGGTAGAAACCACAGAGGATGCACCGGAAGTTACAGAAACGCCAGCCGAAACGCCTTTCCTAGTAGCCAAGTACAACAAGGCAGAGATTCCGCTTGATGCGGATTCAGCCCGTAACCTTGCACAGCTTGGGATGTTCTATCAAGAGAAGATTCAGCCCGAATATGACCGGTTGAAGGGTATCGGCGAACAGTACGGAAAGATTGAGAAGCTGGCGCAGATGTACGGCATGACCCCTGACGAACTGCACGAGTCCCTGTATAACCAATACATTACAAGCGCAGCAGAGGCAGAGGGCATAACACCGGAGCAGAAACGCAAGGAACAGGAACTCGCACAGAAAGAAGCGCAGATTAACGCACAGCTGACCGAAGCCCAACAGGTACAGGCTTCCCAACAGATGTACTCGCGTTTCATGGATGCGTATCCTGATGTTAAAGCGGAGCAGATTAAACCTGAAACATGGAAAAAGGTAGACCAGGGGATTGACCTTGTGACCGCCTACACCATGCAGGTGAATCAGGAACTACAGAATCAATTCAGACAAGTACAACAGGTAACGAAAAATAAACAGACAAGCCCCGCAGTAGCGACATCCCAAAATGGGAGTAGCGAACCAACGAAGAGCGATGATTTCTTGGAAGGACTGTTCGGGGACTAACCCAAACGGAGGATTAACACATGGCAGTAACACTGGCAAAAAAATATGCAAAAGAGATTGATCAGGTTTACACACTCAATTCATTGACCAAATCCGCATTCGGCATGAAGTATGATTTCATCGGTGTTAAAACAGTAGCCGTTTACACACTGACTTCACAGGCTCTTGCTGATTACACACGTACAGGTGCAAACCGTTTCGGTTCTCCTGCTGAACTGCAAGACACTGTAAACGAGTACGCAGTAACAAAAGACCGTTCCTTCTCCATCACTGTTGATAAAGGAAACTACATTCAACAAAACATGGTTAAGACTACCGGCGCAGTTATCAAAATGCAAATGACAGAGCAACTGTTCCCAGAACAGGACACATACAACCTGACTGTACTTGCAGCCGCCGCACTTGCAGAAACACAAGTAGCAACCGCCGCTATCACAGCTTCTAACGCTTATGAGAAATTCCTGGATGCTATGATTGTGCAGGACAATGCGAAAGTTCCACGCACAGGTCGCCTGTACTTTGTATCTCCTAGCTTCTACAAGTTCATCAAACTGGACGATACATTCATTAAGGCTTCCGACATGGCTCAAAAGATGCTGATTAAAGGTCAGGTTGGCGAAATTGACGGAGCGAAGATTATCATGGTTCCTACAAGCTACCTGCCAGCTAACACAGCGTTCATCGGTACTCACGCTTCTGCAAACGCAGCTCCTATGCAGCTTGAAGATGTGAACACGCACGAAGATCCCCCGGGTATCTCTGGTGCGCTGATTGAAGGACGTTTCATCTACGATGCGTTTGTAAGTGTACCGAAACGTAAATCAGCAGTTCAGCACAAAATTGCATAGTTAATCTAACAGGGCTGGGGTCTTATGGCCTCGGCCCTGATTCTTTACTGGAGGTAATATGAAAGTCACAAACGGCATTAACACGGTAGAAACCACGGAGTTCCTAAAGAATATATGGCTTCGTGAAGGGTATAAGGAAGTTGTAGATGGTGCAGAGCCAGATAAAGACGAACCAACATACCTAGAGTTGAAAACAATGGCAAAAGAAAAGGGCATCAACACCCACGGTATGAAAAAAGAAGATATTCTTGAAGCACTCGGAATGTAACTGCCCAACCACAGGCGGTGTAGGTTAACAGCTTACACCGCTATTTTTATAGGAGGTATAAATGCCCATCACGATGAACAGTATTTTTAATAAAGCTAGGGCTTTGTTAGACGAATACACGGAGGAGGGGGTACTCACCCCCGAATCTGATGTAATCGATATGCAAACCAAAGCCATAGTCCTTGCAGATATGGCACAGAAAGAGTTGTACACGGTTGGGAAGATGGAAAAAACGTTCAGCTTCAACAACAAACCCACCCCAAACCTGCTCGGAAACTACTCCAACTTTGAAATAGTGGACTTTGTCGGCACAGATCAAGTTTACGAAGCTGTAGGCGGCAAGGCGTACTACTTTGAAGCTACCGGAGCGGGTGTTGCGTATATCGAGGAATACAACGGTATAGCGTGGGTTACTCTCGTTACAGTGTCAATGCCTGTCGGTGACGATTTCGTAGCTTATAAGGGCGTTACGGGCGTTACAGACCCAACCTATCCGGTGCGTATCCGTTTCACCGGTTCAACCTTCTACCGACATACAAACCGCGCACTGTTCGGGTATCCATTTACGGCAGCACAAGTGCCAGATTTCAGACCATGGGTTAAGATTGATATGCCAGCGGATTTCATGGACATCTCACAGTTGATAGTAGAGTATCCCGACAGACAGTACGCTAAGGATTCGCTTTACAAGTGGGAACCTCCGAATATGCTGTATATCAACTACTTCTTCACAGGGAACTACCGGATGCAGTACTACCCGATACCTGTAACGATTACAGCCATCACGGACACGCTTCAATGCTCTGAGGTGATTGGTCAGGCTATCGTGTACTATATCGCCGCTAGGCTTGCACCGTTTGAGAATCCAAGCCTTGTAAACTTCTTTGAAGCGAAATACGTTGAAATGAAACTGTCAGCAGGAACACCAAAACCCATGTCATGGGAAACGGTTAAACCTGTTTACACTATTGGGGGCGTGGTGTAAATGCCCGTCAGAATACAGATAGGCCAGTTCAGACAGGCCACGGTATACGAAACAAACGAGATTGACGAGCGCATAGCTGCATCAGGTGGAATCGTAGGACCACAAGGTCCTTATGGACCCAGAGGATTCACAGGAGATCCCGGCCCTAAAGGTGACGCAGGGCCACAAGGTATACAGGGAGATACCGGAAGCCCCGGCCCTAAAGGCGATACTGGGCTACAGGGTACGCAAGGCCCACAGGGTGAAACAGGCTCCATCGGCCCCAAAGGGGATACGGGTACACAAGGCATACAAGGGCCACAAGGTGTACAGGGTGAAACCGGATTAACGGGACCTAAAGGGGATACAGGAGCAACGGGACCACAGGGAGAGCCTGGAGGCATAGGTGATAAAGGCCCTACTGGCGACAAAGGCCCAGTGGGTGATAAAGGTCCTACCGGAGATAAGGGATTAACAGGCGATCAAGGACCTGCCGGAACAATTCCGGGTCCCACAGGAGATAAAGGCCCCACAGGAGATAAAGGCCCCACAGGTGATAAAGGTGCAACGGGTGACAAAGGTCCCACGGGAGATCCACGGGAGATACAGGGGCCACCGGAAGCACAGGAGCATCCGGCCCAAACGGAGTAACGGTGTACAGACTCGCAAACCTGTTCACAAATAGCACCACTACACTGCAAGACGTAACAGATTGGACGATACCAGTAGCAATAGGTAAACAGTACAGGTTAGAGATTATCGGCACATATCAGACGAATACCACGACAACAGGCGGTAAACTTGCGATATATGCCCGTGATTCTGCCGTATGTACAGCGAAAGGGTGGTTACAGGGTTCAATATCCGATGTGCAGGTAGCAACAGAGATAAAAGCCACGATTTACACCTGCGCTGCATCTAACGCCGCGGGTTCGTTCTTGCTAACAACGGGCGTTGCCACAATCAACAGACCTCATGCTATTGGAGGTACAATTATAATAGATTGTACGGCTACGGGGAATGTGCGATTCCAGTGGGCAGGAGAAGCTGCAACGGCTGCTCAAATCAATGCAGGTAGCGTTGTTGTTGTAACAGCATTAAATTAGTTAGGAGGTGATAACGTGGCAGCATACACGGCGATTAAACCGCCAAAACCGATTGAGATTGACAAGTTTCTCGGACTCAATGAAGCGGTGGGCGATACCGAGGTTAAGCCTGGGGAAGCCATCTATATGAGGAACTTTCGCATTACCAACAACAAGAAGCTTGAAAAGCGCAGCGGTCACACTACATTCATTGACGAATCGCAGCCTACAAAGCTGATCAGGGGCATGTGGTACGGGCGGTTTGGGTCTGACATGGTGCTGATTTACGCCTGTAACGGCAACGTGAAAAAGAAGGTCATGCCAGCCGGGGCCACAACAACCCTGGGAACATTGACGGACGCAGACACCAACATGTTTTACTTTGGCGGAAAATTGTTCTTCCTCAACGGCACAGACTACAAGTATTACGATGGTACGACATTTGGCACAGTGGCAAGCATTGCCTACGTTCCGACAATCGCAATCAACGCACCCCCGACAGGCGGAGGCACCCTGTTTGAAGAGGTCAACAACCTGACCGGTAAGAAAAAGCAGACGTTCCTATCACCGGGCGCTATCACAACTTACCAACTTGCAGAGACAGCCATTGACGCGACCTTGTTGATCATCACGGTAAATGGTGTAACAAAGACCGAAACCACTGATTTCACAGTAAACCGCACAACAGGCGTGGTGACTTTCACTGTAGCCCCTGCCGCCAATGTTCAGGTGGTTATCCAGTGGGAAAAAGCATCAACTTCAAACCCTGCCATGATTACAGCTAACCGGGCGGCTACAATCTTCGGCCCAGGCAACGATACAACGGTTTTCATCTGGGGAGATCCAGCCAACAAGAACCGAAGGACGTTCTCCGGAACGTTAGACGCTACATACTGGCCCGTAAACAATTACACACTGATTGGCTCTGATGAATACGCCATCACCGACATGCAGCCTCAGTACGACCGCCTGATTATATTCAAAGAGGTAGAATCATTCTACTCAGTGCCTGAATACAACGCAACACTGCAACAGTACGACTACCCGGTATACAACCTGAACTACTCCATTGGCAACGTGCCGTTTAACGGGGTACAGGTGGTCAGAAACAACCCTGTGAGCCTTTACAGCCGCACAATTTGGGAATGGGTATCAACCCAAGTGAAGGACGAACGTAACGCCAGAGACAGAGGGGAGCGGTTAAACGTATCGTTTGGAGAGGTAGACTTCTCAACAGCTAAAACATTTGACTATCAAGCCAAGCAAGAACTGTGGATCAATGTTGGCAACATCGTCTACATATGGAACTACGACAACGACACACTCTATGTCTAT